AATTGTTCCGCCACCTTCTAGAATGTGGAACTGATTACCAAAGCATAACTCATACTGTGCAAACTGATTAACCAATGCCTTGAGATCTCTCCGCATGGTTACCTTCATAATATTAGAAGTAATAGAAGGATCAGTCTGGTCAATGATTCTCTGAGCTTCAGAATATTTGAATCTACCTCCAAATGCGTTCAGGTTAGTAGATTTACCATATTGTGTAAGAGATTCTGTAACCTCGCCTTTCAAACTGTTTGCATCATCTAGAATACTATTGTTGAAGTAAACAGAAGTATCGAGTTCGACATAAAGAATCTGCAGATCTTTGATTCTTTGGTTGATTCCTGCAATACCGTATTGCTTCAGTCGTGATAGAATAGTTGTCTTTGTAAAGTCGGATAAAAATGTACCGCCCTTTGGTTTAATGCTTAAAACTACAGTTCCAAATTCTGGTGGGTCTAATTCTTCTCCACCAACAACAGAAATGGACTCTGCATTAGGATAAATGTCCTGAACGATAGCTTCGTAATCCTTCGGTGTAACCGCCCTAGACTGCGCTGAGTAGAGTCTAGGAGCAAAGTATCGTATAGAGTCAATTGACTCGATGTCGCCGCCATTACGGGCAGGTTGAGAGGTAATTACATTGACTGTAGAGGGTGTTGCAATGGGATTACCAGAGTCATCAACAATCCTACCTGAGAATGCAAAATTCTTTCCTTCATTTCCCGACTTTCCGTCAGTCAAAATGAACGAAACATCGATCTGATCTCCATTATTTAACTTTGTACCAAAAATACCGTCGCCAAAGAGAATCTCATAGGTCTCATTTGCCGTTTCTTGGATCAAATAGATGTTTGACCCACTTGTTACATCAATAATATTGTCAACTTTAGAGAATTGGAGACCAGCAGACGCTCCAGATCGTCTTACAGTGACTTTTAGGGTGTCTAAATCGATTCCAGGGTTGTTTAGAAGGAACCTTTGCTCTGTACTTCCGTTAGAAACGAAGCTTCTTGTTAAAAATGTGCCCTGAAAGACCGAAATTCCACTAAATTTTGCAGTTCTAGCGGGATTTTGCGATGTTGGGCTCTGTCCAGCATCAATTGGACTAGTTACAGTGATGTCTTCGGGTACAGAGAAGACAAAATTGGTGTCATTGATGACTCCAACAACTGCTAAACCAGCTTTTAGTGTTACAGTATTGCTATTTCCGTTAAATGGGTAGTCAAAATCGATAATTGCTAAGGGAGCTTTCTTAGATCTTGGTACATAACCAATGTTTCTTGCTAAAGAGACTACATTTTCTCTTAGTGTAGCAGAATCAAGGAAAGCTTCGTTAGCAATCATGTTGCTATTGAAGGCAGTAATATAAGTGTTGTATGCTAATACATCGATTAGCACCGACATATTAGATCCTTCATAGTCAAAATCACTAAAATCCGAGTTAGATCGGAGGTAATCTTTGATAGACTCCTTAATCTGGTCGAAATTTAGGTTTGTGAACTTAGTGAAGGGCATTTTATCTACCTAGTTGTTTCTAACAAGAACTCAAAGTTCTGTTTAGGGAAAGAATCACCAACAATATCGTATGAAATCATTACTTCAAATGAATTATCTTCGGGTCTCGGTTCTACATTCACTTGAACATTGTCAATTCTACCCTCAAAACCATTCAGAACATCGAATATTTGCTGTGCAACTACCGATGCAGTAGGGAAATCAATGAATTCAAACAATGCATCACGAACGCCAGTGCCGAGAGCATCCTTAAATGGTCTTTCACCTGCACTAGTTTCAATTAAATTACGAACAGCCCTCTTAATAGCATCCTCATTCTTTAGCACTGGGATGTCACCAGTTACAGGATGAGGTTGAAAAGACAAACTAATGTCTTTAAATGCTTTAGAGGACTGTGAAGCCATGAAATGGCACTATATATCGGGATTATTTATAGAGTCTTACTCCAAGTCTTCACTTAGTAAAGCCTGCCTTTTACGATCATTTTTGTGATCACCAACCACTTCTCTCAGCATTTTTTCGTGCTGATGAGCAGCAAGGTTGTCTAGGAAGTCATTTGTCATACTTAAAAGACCCATATTTTGCTATTTATTCTCTCTGATGAACTTTTCTTCTTCAGTCTCCCAGTAATATTCGTCACAATCACCAAGTCTACCCCATCTAATACCGTTTTCGACTTGGAAATACCTCGTACTAACCTTAAAGTCGGGCACGAGCGGCGTTTCGGGGGTTATAGAGAGGTCAAAGATTCGTGTTCGATTGTTGGGATACAGAGCGAATTGCCCATTTTCCAGCTCAATACAGTTATGAGACTTATGTTCCTCAGGAATTTCACTAACATTTGTATTTGTAGTGTCTGTGTCTGGGTGAAAGTTGTCCAGAGTGAAGCAATATTCGCCGTTAAGGGTGCCGAAGTTGCGTGTGCGTACTTGGAAGTCCATTGACCCAATAAACTGCTTCTCAAGGCATCTGACGCCATAGTCCATGCAGTTCCAGAACTGTAGGTTAGGCAAGTCTAGATCAGGATCAGGAGTCTCTGGTCGGGACAAAAATGCAGAGATGGGAAGCTTGTCGAACATTGCAGCATACTTGGGTAAGTATGTCTCAAAATAAAAAGCGCGTCCAGGAATCGACTTAACCGATACCCAGACGCCTTTTACATATTCACCGTGTCCACTTTGATGATCTGTAAGATATTCCTTACGGACCCATACCTCATAAGAAGGTAGGTTTGCAATTAA